CCCGTACACCAATAGCCTGCACGGTAGGGTCTTTCTCACCTGAGTCACGAGCCTCGGATGATAGGTAAATGAGGTCCTGCTTCCATGAATCAGAATTCTTTTCAAATCCCCCTGGAGGTCCAAAGGTTAATTGTAGGTCCTGATACTTAGGATGTGTTAGTCTGTTCTTGATGGAGAGCAGGAACTTTTGCGCCATAGCCTGTGTCTTAGACACAATCATGATTCTGATGTTTGGGTTCTGGCAAATCCGATAGACAGCATAGTTGACCGTAATGGTCGTAGACTTTGCATGTTCTGGTGGAGTGTTAACAATTAATAAATCTTGAGCACCCTGTTCATAGGTTATGGAAGGGTGTAGGTCTTTGGGTTCTCTACTTTCCAGTAGGTCAATCCAATGTTCTTGATGCTTGAAAACTTTAGTACCGAGGTACTTTTCTGAGAATTCGGGGAAGGGTGGTACTTCCCCTCTTGTGTTTCCTATCTCGCCACGGGCGGTCATAGACCGCACCTTGTCTACAGCCAGTGCGAAACTAGGGTCAACCTTTCGGTAGTACTCGTAAGTCTTAATTGACCTACCTACGGCATCCATAGCCTTTTGGGTAGAGTACCCCTGCATTAAAAAATCTATAACTTGCTTTTTGATAGCATCACTTTTATGTGAAGCAGAGGTTACGCGTTTTCTTTCCATAGGTTCTCCAAGGCGGACTGTAGGGAGCCTTGGGCTTAACTTCTAACCGAAGGGCGAAGTCTAAACGAAGCCCGAAGGTTAGGGCTAATACTAGGCAACAACCCTACGGGTTGTAGTTACTGTTCGGAGGCTCCGATAATTTTGCCTCCTCACTTATACTATAGGTGTCCAGAAGGTCCTTAGCGGACACTTCTGGGCATGTGATTTATGACACATATATAATAAATCAATAAAACCGCAGGTCAGAGCCACATTTATGGGGGGCGAGGACTAGCAAAGTTATGTAAGTAGATACACATACACATACACTCAGCCGTTTTAAAAACCCTGGGGTGCGTTTACCGCACCTTGCTCGTCTATATTACATAATGCAATGCACGGCTGTGCAGTTGCAAGGCTAGGAGGAGCAGAAACTAGAGCAGGCGCGGGTTTTTACTACCAAATGCTCCCCGCTTATTAATCGCCCCGCGCCCCCCGCTTTGCTTTGACTTAGTGCCATCTCATTATGTGAGATGAGCACAGGCATACGGGCATATATAACAATTTCGTTATTTTTCAAAAATCTTTGCAAATAGAGTTGACAACTGGCAGGAGGCGGATTTATTCTTCGGTTATTAAGTCATAACGATGTGACTTAAAAAAGACAGGAGAAAAAGAAAATGGCAACAACAGCAAAGAAAGTTATTCAAAGCAGCAAGGCAGAAAACCTTTCAACTTTGACAATCGCTTTAGAAAAAGCCCATGCAATTATCAAAGAAGAAACAGGCGCTCCAAAGGTGACAATCCTTGTCACTAGAAACTTAAAAGGCAGAAAAGGGCACTTCACCCATTTCACACCATGGACAACAAAAGCGGGAGATGCCTTTAATGAAATGGCTTTCAATTTGGAGCATTTCACAACAGGAGAGGAATTACTTTCCACCTTGTTGCACGAGGTGGCTCATAGCCTTAACTTTTCAAATGGAATTAAGGACACCTCTGCAAATCAATACCACAACGAAAAATTCAAATCACAAGCCGAGGCGTTAGGTCTTAAGACAGACAAGGACAAAAAGGGAAGCACAATAACCACAGGTGTTAGTGAATTAGGTCTTAAGCGATGGAAGAAAGCCCTTGCAATTTTGACCGAGGCTTTAGCCCTAACTGCAACAGGTGAAGAAGCACAAAAGCCAAAGGGCAGAAACACCAATCTGACAAAGGCGGTCTGCGATTGTGGAAACATAATCAGAGCCAGCGCCACAGTTATCACAGCAGGCGTGCGCTGTGAGAATTGTGAAGAATTATTCAGAGAGGAGGCTTAGGACTTAAGACAGAAAAGCCCCCCGCCCAAAAGATGGCGCAGGCTCAAGACCTACGGGGGGCACAATGTGAGCCAACTCACGGGGCTAGGTAGTTGACAACTGCCAGCCATGAGAGGAAAATCGGACACAGAAGCAAAAACAGATTAGGAAAATTTCTTAATCTGAATTAAGACAGGAGAAGCAATGACACGCAAGGACTACAAACTGATTGCAGAAGTTTTGAAATCAGGCATGGAAAACTGGGCAGGTTGGAACGAGAAACCCGAAGAGGTTTTGTCAGGAACTGCTCGCTCACTAGCCACAAAACTGGCACAAGATAACCCACGCTTTGACCGCGCTAAATTTTTAGAAGCATGCGGGGTAAAATAAATGGGACTTAAGACAGAATTTGTCCACGAAGTAGAGATTATCTACGAAACCACGGGCGACTACATGAATTTTAAATTCAGGGCTGACGAAGAAACAGACCCTATTAAAATCTTTGAAGAGTTCACCCGCAACTGCTCCATAATTGTGCACAGCGTGGAGGAAGATGAAGTTGAGGTTGATGACGAAGACGACAGCGACATCTACACAATCAAAGTTAACTCTGACTTAAGACAGGAGGTGAGCGCATGAAAATTGTTTATGAAATTTACAGCAAGAAAGGTAATTTCTGCGGGCTAAATAGCACGGACAGCCTTGAAAAAATTAACCAAATCGCTGAAGTGTTAAAGGCAAACGGGCAAGCCTTAACAATTACGGAGGTGCAAGGTTAATCTTTCTTAAGACAGAAAGGTGATTTAATTCACAGCCTCAAACCATTGACAGGTGGCAGGTGTTCACGACACCATTGAGGCACTAGCAAGGCAGGAGATACTTGCCTTGTGAATTAAGACAGGAGATAAAGATGGCTAAATGGATTAACGCAAAGGGTGACACAATCACCACAAGCGGTTCTATTTATACGATTACAAAGAACGGACACGCTTCACATTGTGATGTAGCAAGATGGAATTACAGCGCAGAGAAGTGGATTAGAAACGACATAGCCTCAGGTTATTACAGCGATTTCAAAGAGGTAGATAACTCTGACTTAAGACAGGGGGCATAACATGTCAACAAGAAGCATGATTGGAAAAGAAAACGAAGACGGCACGATTAGGGCGATTTACTGCCACTATGACGGCTACCCTGAGGGAGTAGGTCAAACCTTGGCTGACTTTTATACAGATGAGGACAAGATTGATGCACTTTTAAATCTTGGAAATCTTTCTGTATTAAGACAGGAGATTGGAAACAAACAAGACTTTAACGATTACAAAAACCATAACGAAAACTGGTGCCTTGCCTATGGCAGGGACAGGGGTGAGGCAAATCAAGAAGCCAAGGTTTTTAATTTCCGAGGTGATTACCTTGACTATGCCCGTAGTTCATGGGCTGAGTATGCATACATTTACACAAAAATTGGCTGGGCTTGGTGGAGTTTAACAACGCCTGAGCCAACAACCATTAAGCCATCTTTAGTTGTGGCTTAAGACAGGAGATGAATAATGTGTGGCGATTGCTTACAAGATATAAAAATTTGCGGGTGCGATAAATGAACCTGACAAAACGAGGGCGCAGAGTAAGGGCGGGGCTATTGACCGCCCTCTTACTAGCCATAATTTGGCTACTAAATGATGCAACTACACCCGACCAATGCAAGGTTGAGTTTGAAAATCTTTCTCAATTTTGCCTTGACTTACTATACAAATAAATCTGACTTAAGACAGGAGATAAAATGAAACTTAAATGGGTAGAAGTTCAGCCTAAAGATATAGAGCCAAGCCTTAGATGGAGTAAAGAAACGGGCTGGGTTGAAAAGACAAAACCAACTGAACCAATTTATGTATTAAGACAGGAGGATAGCAATGAGTGAGATGTCTATAAGTTGGGGCGAGTTGGCACAACTAACTCATGCCACACAAGTAGCACAATTTAATTTCTGCTCATGTGAAGAACAAGAGTATTTCCCGTATGAAGATTGCCCAAGTTCTGACTTAATACATGAGAGCAACATCACATCAAAGACAGTTGACAACTGATAACTGTGTGATAGTGTTATACCAATACCAACAGACAGGAGAAAACAAATGGACACAAGCAACACATTAACAGTAAGCAAGACCTTTACAGTTGACCAATTATGGGAAGCGGTTTGGGGTTGTGATGGTGCTGGCATGTATTACTGGTGCAGAAAACTACGCAAACCAAACTACCAAGGTATTGACTTATGGCTTAAGAAAGATGGAAAGATTGTGCCAAACCCTCAACCCGTAAGAGTTTACGACAGCATCGGAGAGAAGTCTTATGTTGTTGAGATTGAGGATATGCGTAGAGGATATGAACTGGCAATTAAAGCAGGTCAAACTCATTGCGGTGGATACCCACTAGATACTGAGGATTATGACGCTTGCTTTGGCGACATGATTATTCAATATGCAATCTTCGGAGAACTAACTTACGGATAGTCCGTAGGTTATTACTTAAGACAGGAGAAAAATAATGCAGGTAGAAAAAGTAATCAAAGCACTACAACAATTACCAAAAGATGCAGAGGTTTGTATCCAATGGTATGAACAAGAGGACATGTCCAAGATGGGCATAGATGGAGAAGAAACTGTGTCTGATGAGGTTTGGTTAGAAGCCAATCGCATCTTTGATAAGTGGGAGTTCAGCGACATGCGCTACTTATTAGATGATGCCATCAGCCAAGCAGAAAAAAACTTATTACTTAAGACAGGGAGCAAACAATGAAGTTCACAACAGAACAACTGCTAATGATTAATGGTGCAATACATGAGTATAGTGCATCATTAAGCGAACAAAATATGTGGTCAAGTGAAGATGAAAAAAACTTTACCGATATTGTAAATAAAATAAAAACAGAATATGCTAAGTTAAAAACAGGGAGGAAGTAATGGGAGCATCACCAATATACAAAGTCTATGACCCACTAGGTGGGTATGTAGCATCATGCAGGGATACAGAAGGGGCATCACTATTGATGGACTTATACGGACAAGGTAGCACTATCCGATACGACCACCGCCTTGTTGTGTGGACAGAAGGCAAAGACGGGCGAGCCTCCACCTCTTACGATGATACTCGTGAGATTATTACTCAACGATTACTAAAAAGGTAATCATTACTTAAGACAGGAGAAATGTGGTGCCAATGCATGAGTTTGTATGTCGCTACTGCGATACTGTTAGAAAGCAATTCATCTATCAGCAACCATGGGAAAAATATATAGTTAGATGTCCCAAATTAAACTGCAATAAACCAATGTTATTACTTAAGACAGGAGATAAATAATGAATAAGATTTACTTGATAATTGCAGATACAATAACTGCAATAAAAAATGAGTTTGATGCACCTGCTGGCGAGATAGACACGCTGGTAGATGCCTTGGCTGATGCTTTCAAAGAACACGACCCCACCTTTGATAAAGTTCAATTCCTCAACGATTGCGAACTAGCAGAGGGGGAGGACAATGGACAAAAATAATATAGATAAAGACGAGTGGGAGTTTTGGTATTACAATAGAGTGCACGAGTTTTCCGAGAAATTACTTGCGCCTATGTATAAACAGTTAAACGAACCAACCATCAATGACATAGTAAAGAACGAACAGGAAAGCAATCATGGGTGAGCCGATGTATCTACAAGGAGATGATGTTGCATTAGGTATTAACCAAACCTGTGATGATTGCAACGAGATTGATTGCGTATGCTTTGAACCTGACCGCATGTGGGGAGATGAGGATTAACATGGATATAGAAATCGGTTCGGTTCTTAAGACAGAAACAGCCTACGATAAAGACATGACAATTACCCATGACGGCAAGGACTATAGAGTTATCTTGCATTGGAATTGGGAATATGGATTTGAGGCTACTTGGCTAGATGATGAAGGTAGATTTGTTTTACAACCTGATTGGGTAGACCAAGTGGGTAATGAGTTCTATCTAAAACTTGATAGAGTTAAAGAACATAGCAAGGCATCAATATGACGACACACATGAGGTGCGAGAAGTGTAGTGGGTTAGTAATTAATCCACGACTAATCAACATCATGACAGACAGGTGCACACCTTGTGAAAGAGGGTATGCAGAAATGGTTGAACTAGCGATAGGAAACTACTATGGTAAATACGAAAAAGAAGAATAGTAAAATGCGTAATGTCTTAAGACAGATACATCCCCACGCTAGGCTATGGATAATCTCATCGTTTACTTTAGGTGTGCTGTTAATTATCAACACGCCAATAGTAAACATAAATCACCAACCCAAGGGTAAACTAATTGCATACTATGAGAACGACTACCAAAGATATGCGGTAGATAGATTAATCCAAATGGATATGCTTGAACAATACCCATGCCTCTTTGAACTATGGACAAAGGAAAGTAATTGGCGACCAAAGGCACGCAACAAATCAAGTGGTGCTCTAGGTATCGCACAACTCATGCCTGAAACTTGGAAGAATATAAAGGTTAAACCAACCTTAGATGGTTATGCCCAAGTAAATGCTGGACTTGCATATATTGAAAGAAAATATGGCAAGAAAGGTATATGCAGAGCATACGCCCATCACCTAGCCAAGAACTGGTATTAGAAAATGAAACCAAAACACCATGAAATACTTCAAGAAATAAAAATAACATCAAGAACTGGCAATGAACTAACTCGTTATGTCTTAAGATATAACTATAAACTGCTTAGTTCTGGTATATGTCAAGGTATAGATACGGAAGTTTTCTACCCACCGCAAGAAACTTTTACCTACTCTGAAGAGAAGATGATTAACAAGATGTGCTCTGATTGTCCTGTTATGGAGGCTTGTTTGGAGTGGGGATTAGCCCATGAAACCTATGGAATATGGGGTGGAACTACGCCAAACAGAAGAAAGTTTATGCGTAAAGTAATTAGATGGCAGATGACAGAGCCTAAAACTATGATATGATTATAGACTTGTGCATCTAGCAATTAGTTAGGTGCACTTAGAAAAGCCTAGCAATTCTCTCCTGTCTTGCTAGGCTTCTCTATTTCTAAAGTCAGTATTTTATACTGTCAATAGCATCTCAGCATTTGGGATTTATGGGAGTGTCGCCGTTTATGATTTGTTAAAAAAATAAAATTAGAAAATCCTAATTAGTATACTTATACCAAGCCAATCAAATTGGTTGGCGGTATATGACAGGAGAAAAAATGAAATGCTGTAATCACACAGTTATTAAAACATATTGTTTTTGTCACAACTGTTCAGGCAATCAATGTGATGAACCAATATGGACAGTAAGGGATTGTGGTTGTCCAGAAGAACACCCAGAGGGACATCAAGAAGGTTGTGCTTTGGCATAACAATAAGGACACAACAAAGCCCCCGCTTTTTGGCGGGGGTTTTTTATTTGTCCAAGCCTAAATGTTTAGCCAACATAAATACTTCATCACTTAAGTCATCAAGTGTTCCATCATTATAGATAACATGATTAAATAAATAATTATCCATAGCATGTTCTGATGCATGTCCATTGACAGCACTATGGTTGTGTCTATTGATGCGCCATATAGAACCACCAAGTTTAGTTATTGCATCAGCCTCGTTGGGAAATCTGACATCACTAATGACGACATGCTTACTGTTATCTATATCTTTTAATGCTATGTCAATCCAAAAATCTAAGCCAAACATCTTGCGCCCAACCTCGGTGCCAAAGACTTGTAGTAATCTGCGAACCTCTTGGTTCTGCTTTGCTACATCCCAACCATAATCATCTACATATTCTGATAAACGCACTATGCCATCTAACTTAGGACTTAAGACATATAATGCTTTACGCATAGGGTCTGCAAAAGAAACTCTTTCGTATCCGTAATTAAGACACAACAATTCCGCAACAGTATCTTTACCGCTACGGGCGTAGCCACTCAATCCAATTATCAATTAATACCCAATCCAATAAATATTTCTAACACTAACTTATAGAATTCTAAATCAAGGAGCATCATCTGCAACTCCAATAATATAGTTTTCATTTAGTCCCCTCTTTCTTCTTGGTTTCTTATCTCTGCTTGTGCTTCTGCATTACTACGAATACGCCTACGCCCACGCCAAACAGGTGGCTCTCCGCCTAGCCTATCTTGCAACTTATCCAAGGCACGCTTAACACGCTTGCGTATGGCTTCATCACTTGCACCATAAGTTTCAGCAAGGGCAGCAAAATCCATACCACCTTGTGCATACCGCATACGGAGCAAGTCTTTATCGTTCTTATTCAAGCGGTCTAAACCAAAGGCAACATCTGATAACAACGCCAATCTATTGCCACCCTCTGATGGTTTACTTGTGTGTGAGATAAACTCCTTTGACATGTCAGGTGTATCAACCCAACCAACATGCTCCCATACATCAGGTAGTAACTCATGCAATACTTGATGCGTGTAGTAAAAAGAGTCAGACATTGGAGAGCGTGAGTATCTTGAGCGCTCCTTAGCCACATACTTTTGTGCTTCATTGTAAAAAGTTCTGCGTAATTTATACTTTAAACTTTCTTCATTTTCCCATTGTTCAATCTTATGCCAGTGTTCTAGTGCCCATAAGGACATGTGCTGGTATAAATCATCAATACTTACAAGCCCACGATGGATACGATTAGAACGGCTTGATACTTGTCGGGCTATACTATAAATAGTTTCCCAAACTTTATCTTGTTCATCCATTGGTTGGCTCATCATTATACTTTCTAGTTGCGGTCATCAAATCATCTACTGTAATTAGATAACCTTTACTTAAGTTAGGTGGTATCTCGCAGGTTATTTCTCTACCAAAGTTATCTACTGCATACCTAAGTACAGGTGTAGGTACCATGATGACCGATACCTGTAGAACGAAAGCCCAATAGGAAGCCTCTGTGACTGATAAACCTGAATCTGCCCATGCTTCGGTCTTTTTAAAATAGCAGGAAGTTTCAATGTATAAGTTGTTAGTCTTGTACCATTTTCTATCTCTCTTAACTTCCACAGTTCTACCCTCGGTGAGTAGTTCTTCAACAAGTTGTTCTCCTTTTCTTCCGTATCCAAAGTCTAAATCAAATGATGAGTTCTTAGCCAAGGTTAGGCACCCACTCGTCTGCGTAATCCATCTGCTCCCTCGGTTAGGAACACATCGTTAACATCTTGATTGTCAGGCATAAACACAGGGAATACATTGTCTAGTTCACGGCTAATTGTCTTAGCCATTTCCCTGCCTGCATTATCACCATCACAAAACAACATAATCTTTTCCCAACCATCTAGCACTCTTGAGTAGTATGGTTTCCAGTTGTTAGCACCAGGTAATCCAACCGCAGTAAAGCCAACTTGAGTTGCAATGATGGTATCAATCTCACCTTCACAAACAACTAACATACTACTGTCTTGAGTCAGAGCGCTAATGTTATAGATGTGGGTAGTAGCACCAGGGCGAGAAAGATACTTCGGTCCGTTGTCATTGTTTAAACTACGGAAACGAATATCAATTACACCTGATGGTGTTAAGTATGGTATTGCTAACTTGCCTTGATATATTTCATGTCCTGTTTCAGGACTCGCCACGAAGCCGAGGCGGAACATACGAGCCGTTGCTTCTGTTATACCGCGAGTCGCTAGATATGGGAGAGCCTCTCCTAGGTTTCTTTCGTAGTTCTCTGTTGCCTTCGCCAGTAATTCCCTCTGCGATTTTGAGAGCCTCACCATAATTAACTCCTTCTCTTTTCATGATAATTGAATAAACATCTCCAGCCATATCGCAAGCAAAACATCTAAAGCCACCGCCATCAATGCTTACACGAGCCGATTTAACATGGTCGTTATGGAATACACATCTAACTGACATCCATCCACCACGATTTTCTGGAATCGTAAAACCATAATGCTCAAGTACTTTTACTATGTCGTGCTTAGAGGTTGGGGAGGACATCACTGAGCCTCTGAACGACATACGCTTCTCCTATTCCTTTATTGCTTGCCTTGATTATTACTAAAGGTGTTGGTCTTACCTTTAATTTTTTCTGATTCATATAGTTGTCTGCTTCAACATCAGCCTCACGCAACCAACCCGACAGGTCAATGCGACCATCACGCCTTGGAGCCTTAGCCTCTACAACATAAGCACCATTAACTCCTGGTACATAGGCATCACCAACATCATTGCGCCCCGAACGCGGTAAGCGTTGGGCATTTATACCGTTGGACATAAACCAATCCACCAGTTCTATTTCAAAGTGTGCACCTCTACGCTTGTTGCTTTTCTGTAGACTCACGCTCTTTCCTTTCTGCTAACTCAACTGCTCCCCAATAAAGATTGTAATATGCATCATCAAATGCAAACCGTTTCATGTGCTTGGCTATCACACCAGTGTGAGCATGAACAGGAATACCTGACTGTCTAACCTTACGGAAGAAGGCAATATCCTCACCTATAAACTTATCTCCTCGCTCATTGTTTTCACCAAACCAAAAGTCATCAGGGAACTTTTCATTTAATGCTTTCAATACACTCTTATGCATTAAGACCAAACCCATACCAGCATTGTCAACCTTAACTACTTGATTCTTAGGCAACGGATGTAAGTAGGCAATTTCATATTCGTTATTACCTTCATTAAATACACATGGCATAGGTTGCATCAATGAACCTTCCATTTGTTTAGATATAAAATAAACGCCACTTACTACAGGGCGAACAACTTTATCTGCTGTATCCCATAGGGTCTTGAGCATGTCCTGTGTTAGTACAATGTCAGAGTCAACCCACAATGCCCAGTCTGTACCTACTTTTTGCCACATTTCAATGGCTGCTTGGCGCTGTCTTGCTATCTGATTACCTTGTACACGGATAGCGTTATTAATTGGCACACCGTATGTATGTGCATGTATCAGTGTATAAACTAAACCTTCTGTAAACTTACCATCTGTAGTGCCATTGTCACACCAAATTATAGATAGCATTTCCTTATTACTGTGCGCCATTTTGTCTGCTTTCTAATTGGTCTATCACTAACATTGCATGTTCTGCTAGTTGTTTAAATGACTCACTCATCATTGTTAATCGTTCAGCGATTTCTTCTCGGCAGTCTGCTCCGTGTTCGTCTTGGAGATGTATAGCAAGTTGACCCACATAGTCAGCAAACTGGACTGATTCAAACCAGATGGAGGAAGGGTTGAAGATTTTATCTGTTGCTTCATCAATGTGTTCCACAAACTCAGGTAGTTCACTGAGCAGAGTTTCCTTCATCGCCTGTGGTAGTTCCGAGTCCTTTATCGCTTTCTCCACCATCTTCGGGGTGACTGAGGGTTTCTCCATCATATAGTTTGTCATGTTCACTTTGAGTAAGGTCTTTAAATTCTTTTTTTTCCGTTTCTTGCCAAACATAAGTTCTCCATCCCACTGTCCAAGTAAAATTTTTTGGTATAAATTGCAACTGTTTTTTAATATCTTCAAGCAGTGGTTCTGTCGGCACAACTACACTTTCACTATTTGGCGAGCCGATTAACTCACCCATATTTTCAACTAACTTTATTTCCCATGTCATGTTGTTACTGCATCCTTAATCTGCATACTTGCAGGGTCGTAAGATAACCAAACTGGTGAAGCACCATTGGCATCTGCTGGTCCGTATCTATTCTTCACAGCACATACACCCATAGAAGCAATCTGCCCAAACACAGTAAGTATTAGAGAAGGAGTCTGTGCAATTTTTCCATGTAATGATGAGCGTGGTGGACATGGATTACCAGTAACGCCCTCGCTAGTGTGGTGACAAACAACCACAGCAGCACCAGTATCTCGTGCCCACCATTTGAGTTCACGCATAAGAGTGCGTAGCCCACCCCACTCATCTTGTCCATCTAGCGTGACATCAACCGCATTATCAAGAACTATAAGTTCAACATCCTTGCCAGTGCGTTCTCTCGCTGCAAGGATTGCATCTTCAATATCTTTTAATGTTGGCGCAGAATCAAACTCCCACATAATATGGTCTGCAGGTTTTAACATCTGCGCTGCCCACTCTCTATCTGCTTCCATCATAGGTTCAACCTCTGCTTGTGTTCTGTTAGTTAACATAGCAAGCAAACGCAAACTCATAGTATGAGAGTGTGTATCAGCAGATATATAAAGTGTTGGCACTTGTGCGTGTACAGCAAGTGATAAGGCAAAGGTAGATTTACCAGCACCTGGTGGTCCTGCAACCATGCTAACTTCGCCTCGCCTAAATGCTATCTGTTGCTCCATCAGGGAGCGCCACACCGTTGGAAGCGTGGCACCACCCTGAGAAGCAGTCCTGATTGCGCGAGAGAGTAAGCGCATTTGCTATGCAGGAACCTTGTTTTGGCAAGCCTGACCCTGTGGTTTAGGGCAAGCATAAAATGCCTTGTAAGGGCGACCAGTAGATTTAGCAATACCTGCTGGTACGAAACGCATGTTTCCTCCACCACACGCACAATCAGGTGCACCTGCTGGTGCTGCTGTTGTTGGTGTAGACGGTGAACTAACCACTTGTGATTGAGGGAAGGCGTTCTTTACAACAGCCATGCCCTCAGTTGTTTTTTCCAAATCAATTAACGCAGCAAGGCGCTCAGTAATTTGGTTTAGCAAATTATCAAGTTCAGCACCATCGTTAGCACGAAGGTTAATTAACATGCCATCTTTCTTGGTCTTGAAGTTGATTTGTATTGGTGTGTTTTCACTCATTTGTTTCTCCTAGTTCGGGATATTTATGTGAGTCCTTACCTTTGACTGCATAGCAAGCGTGACTGACAGAACATGTACCACACATAAATCCAGGTTGTGGTATGAATATGTTATTGTCAATCGCAATTTTGAAGCCTCTTAGGTGTGAACCTAAACGACTTTCTGTATAGTGGTCTAGGTCTACGGGGATAGTTAATTCCCCTGTGCGTGCCATAAAGTATGCACCCTTGGTAGGGCGAACACCTATAGTTTTTTCGCACATGACGGCGTAGGTTCCTAGTTGTGTGTGGCTGGCTGGTTCCTTTGTTGATGTCTTAATATCTATAACGGTAAGTTCTCCCTCAGGAGATACCATTAATCTATCAAGAAAACCTTTCATTAATACTCCGCCAACTTCAACATTAAGTTCTGTTTCAACAGCGAAGGTACCATCTGAAAGTAGATATGGAGTGTAGGGTTTTTCTTGTTTGCGCCACTCAATCCAGTAGTGGAACATTTTAGGTCCGTGTTCTAACCACCAACTAGCATCCTCTTTATTTGGATACTGTTTGCTTGACCTACCTCCTGCACGGAAGGGCATCCCGTTATTTGCCAAGTCGTAGTTCTTTTGCCAAATGTCTACAAAGACTGCACGACAATCTACATCTGCAATCTGTTGCATCTTTGGGTCCATACGGTCATACCACTCGGTGCACTCGTGCACAGATTTGCCACCTACAAGCCAGTAGGATGGGTTCTCAGGCACTTTCTGTATTCGGCTAAGATAGTACGACCACCCACAGTTTAGCCATGTACTCATGGCGCTGTGAGAGATGTAGTTCTTGCCAGTTTTTTCTTCAAGTGTCATAGCAATAGAGGAGTCTACACCTACCTCGCTCCTCTATCCTGCGACACGCCCAAGGAATTACATGATTGTTATTTAATTTCAGTTTACCAGTATACTCCTGTTCGTGCAGAACAGGATAAGTGTATGTGGTTGCTGAAGCGTAAGCGAAAGCAACACTTTGCACAGCAAGATTACCGTGGTATTCCAACGCATGTTTGCCCTTGTGGTGTTCAAGTTTTTAAAGTCAAATGCATATTTCAAAAAGGCGAAATTGTTTTATGGTTTACAGATGCAGAGTGCGTTGGTTGTGGTGCATTAATTACTGCTCCTACTCCAGTAGATAACCCAGGTATGGATTGTGATTAGTGTGTTATAGTTGCATTAACCGCTTTACATTTGGGGAAATGTATTGTGGGGTACCTATAAGGGAAAATAGGTAAAGCAGGCGAACATACAAAAAAGCCCCCGCTAATCAAGATTTCTCTTGACTGCGGGGGTCTTTTGTTTAAACAGTATTAAGTTATTTAGAACCTAAACCGTATTCTCTTTCGGTTTTGTCTGCCCATTTAGCGAGTGGACCTGCGATAGAGCCGATTAAAATTGCATATTCAGGTGCTAGGTCAGCAGCAAGGGCTAATCCCATAGTAATTGCTGAGGCTAGTACTGCACGAAGATAAGACTTAACTGCAGCCTTAGTCTTTTTGCTCTTTAATCTTGCGATTAAATCCTTCATTGATTCTCCTTTTTTGGCAGTGGCTTTACTGATGCTACTACCTTGTTGAGTGTTTTTGCTTTTCCCATCCAGCCAAACCACAGTGATGTGTCATTACCACAGTTGTCTTTGATGGAAATATGTAGGTGTTTATTATGTTGATTAACTCCAGTATATTTAGTTTCACCATTTTTGGCTGACCAAATTTTACCAGTAAATATTAAATACTTAACTCGTTTATCTTCTTTTAACTTCTCGTATATTTCAAAACAATCTATACCATTTTTAGGGTCGTGGGTTAAGTCAACTGCATACCCTGTGTTATGGTCTGAAGTAGGACTCTGTTTTAAGTGAGAAGCAGATGGTAATAAACCATCACTTGCTTTCTTACGCTTTGGTCTTAGTGCCGTTGCCTGGCGCAACACAGCGATTGCAGCAGGTGTGGCTCTCTTGGCAACAGTTGTCATCTATTTCCTTAATGCTTCCTTAACTAAGTCAGTTAGTAATTCAACTTTTTTCTCTAGCGCATTGACGGTATCTTTGAGGCTAGAGCCACCATTGGGCTTAAGTTCCGATAGATAGTGCTTTGTTAAATGTTTTACACCCATGGCTAAAGCGCCAATTAAGGTGGTTACGGATACGGCTATTGCAGCCCAATCAGCAGGGGTCACTTCATACTCCTTGTATACTAGACAACGGTTCTTGCGGTTATTTGGATGATTCCACCCCAACCAGTGAAGTTACCGTTTGGTGGTGTTGTTCTTGTAAATGATACTTGCTCTATCACAGCCTCAATAGGTTCACCATTAGCCGTGAAATCTTGGATGATTACAGTTTCTCCCAACGCTTCCATTTGCTCAAGCGCTTGAAGTCTATTGAGTGCATATCCTTGATACCCCATAATGTTCTTAAGACGGTCACGCTCAGAATCAAAACAAAATAAAGGAAACTGAATAAGACGAGCACGGGTAGGAGTAGGCAAAGCCTTAACAGAGTAGCCAGCCATAACCGCACCAGTAGTAGCAGTCGTTGAGTTGCGGTTAAGCCTGAACTTAAATTGCGCTTCAACATTAACATCATTAAAAACCGAGGATAAATCATAGTCATAATCTGTTGTACTTCCTTCTACTACTGTTCTAAAAGATGTTGCAACACCATCTACTACACGGAAAATATCAATGCTGCCCTGTAGTGCAGCCTCTGTACGAATCTTAAGGCGCTTCCATGCTTTGTTTTCAAGGGTTTCATAACGAATAATACCTGTAGTTATTTCACCAGACTCAACTAGATTAGAAGCATCCTCAATCCATAAGCCTGAATTCTCAACAGTAAATGCTTTACGACCTGTTGGTGTAGTTGCTATAGCCCATACACTTCCAGTAGTTTCTACTGCATATACATCTTTAGCCCAAGCATAGCCACCCGATTGCAATGGTTGACCTAGGTTGATGCGTACTAATCCAGAGGCACCGCCAATATAAGATTTAACACCAGCAAAAACAAACTCGTTTCGTGCAGTAAAGGCGTAAACATTTCCAGTTACTGGCACAATAATCGGTCCATAGGACAGGTTGGCATTGTCATCTGCAATGGCTATGCGAACACCCTGATTGGTTCCTAACATAACAAAGGTGCCAAGGTAGCCATACATGGCTGTCATGGTTTCACCCCGTGGTAGTTGGAGCACACTGGTCATCGTGTTTAATGCACCCGTATCATCAACCGTAATTTTATATGCGGTTCCTTCATCACCTGAGAATCCACCAACATAGATAGCAGCACTAGCCTCTGTAACAGCAGTAAATGTAAAGCCGATAGGTAGCGTGGTTGAGCCATTAACTGCAGTAAGTGTGCTTAGGTTAATGCTAGAACCAGTATTGCGGTTAAGTTCATATACAAATGTGTTCTTATTTACATCGGTATATGCAAGGATAAAGCGTTGCTTTACATAATTAATAACAGCACTTGCTGCGTTGGCTGAGTTGATTGCATAATCTTGGTGTAGTGCAGGAGTACCTTCATCAAATGAATAACGCCACACTTTAGTAGGAGTAACAAGCATGAGGTCGTTACCGCCCATGCACCCATACAAAATAGTTTCTGTAATTTGGGTATTGTTAATAATTGTGGTTTCTTGTAGGTCAGATATTCTAATACGCAATACACGGATTGTTTCAGTAGATGCACCAGTTACTTTAATTAAGTAGTCAACACCACCGATAGTGGTTGAAAATACGCCAGCACGAGATGCTGAACCCTCTTGTAAAGAGCAAGACTTAAGTAATTTAATTTCACCTGGTGTCCACGGGTCAATACCTATAGAGTCATAGTATCTAAAGCGTGCTTCATCAAGAGTACCAACAATAGGTTCTTGATACTGAGAGTTGGTTCCTAAATGAAATGATGATTGACTTCTAATCCAATATCCTGAACCTGATAGTGATTGTTCACCTGGGTCACGGAGTTGGTCAACACGGGCTGTACGAAATTCAGCAGTCTGTCTACGGTATGGAGTGTTATCTGTAATGGCGTAAATGAAAGGCATGCTACCAACAGCAACATCATACTTGTATGTGGTTGGGTCATAGTATGCTGAGATGCGACCTGATAAATCAACATATACGCGCTCGGATATATCTGGTGGTCTACTATCTGCCATGCTTCTCCTTAGTTAGTATAAACAATATGAGCAGTTTAAACACATACTCAGGTGTAGTTTTACCCAGGGGACACAGGGTATTACTTTTATGTTATTAATATTTGTTGCTTTAATTACTTAAATTCTTTTTTATTCCAATAATTTTTTTTGTATGACCTTTTAATTGTGGATAAATATTTCTCTGCATGTAGGGTGGATTTATTCTCATCATAACTTCCATGCTCTCGCTTCCAAGTTTCTCTTTTAATTGGAATAATTTGCGTAACGGGAGTTCCTTTTTCAATTATCCCAACAAAGTTATCTTTAATAAAGAACGGAAATTGAACCTGTCCAGTATATAAGTCACAGTCAACAATTCCAGTAACAGTAGTAAATGGTAGGTCTGTTCTATTTATTGGGTTAAGAAATAGTAGTGAATAATCTTTAGGAGTTTTTATTTGAAATTGATTATGCCATTTGTATACATACGGAGAGTAACCTTCTGGGCAAGGAAGTCCAGCCCACTGGTCGTTTGAGTGTTCGGAAATTATTTCTCTAGCGGTTCTCCACATGATATATGGCAAACCATCAGCCTTCCTTGTAACCTCAATATCTGCCGTTAAAAACACCATGTAGCCATGGGTAAGTGCATCAAAAAACGGAGTGCATTTTTTATAGGTTGCATTTGTTGCTATTTTATTTTGTATATTAATTTCAGTATTTGTTCCATTAAGAGTTGTTGGTGATTTTCTGTACCACTCAGGAACAAATTCACTTGCTGGAACTATATTTAAAAAATTTTCTGAATTTTTTTCCATTGGTGTTATGATAATTTTTTTACTCATCTTGCCCCCTGTTATTATTTTTCATATCTAGTTCATATAACATCATAGCATTTTGAGCAAAAGAACCAGTATGTATATAAAAGCCACTATGAGATAGTGTTATCCAAGGCATAGCCCAAATATCATAACCTATTTTTCTAGCGTACTTACAAAACATATAATCTTCGGAAAGATATTCTTTACTATCTAAATCTATTTCGCAATCAAAATAATAAAATATTTCTTCCCCAGTGTTTGGGTCAATGGATGATTTTTCTGGATAAGACTCTTTATACTTTTCAAAGACTTCCCTGTGAATCATCATAAAACCAGTACCACTGTAACGAACCTTTAGTGGTTCATATACATTAAAGGATTGGGTTTCATTATCAGGAACATCAAAATGTACAACGAAAGATGAAGAATATGAGGGTGCATCTTTTACATTTTCTATCATATTGTTTCTATATGCACTGTCTATGTTTTGCCAGTTAATGCTTTTCTTTGGATATATCCCACATACAATTTTTTTATCTTTTGATTTGGTCATTACATCCATCATATTTAAAACATCATAAGGATTAAAGCCAACATCTGCATCTATAAAAAATAAAATGTCTGCATTGGATTTTAGAAATTCTTTTACGCAAATATTTCTACCTCGTGTTATTAAAGATTCGTTCCAAAGAAAACAAGAAGCAAAATTTAAACCATATTTTCCAAGCAGGTAAGTTAAGTTGCATAAACTATTTGTATACGGTCCTTGGGCATTACCCCCATACATAGGAGTCGCTATAAATAGTTTATGCTTTCTTAACTCGTCAATATTTTCTAGTACATTGCTTTCATCAAACATGTTGTCCCCTAAATTTGATTTATGCTTGCTCTGTATTTTCCTCTACAGGATTTTCCTCTACAGGATTTTCTTCTACAGGATTTTCTTCTACAGGATTAAATTTTCCTGTTTCAGAATTATACACCCAACCAATAGCAGCAAGATTTATTTCATCAAATTCAATTAATGTGGCATTTAAATCTTTGCTTGATTGTTCTATATCATCTACTACGATAATATTTGCAACAGTATTTCCAGACATCATTGCTACTTTTTTCGTCATATTTTACCCCTTAGTACCAAAGAAGGATGGCTCCGTTGCCACCACTACCTGCTGCAATGCTTTGGTTTGAGCCTCCGCCTCCGCCTCCGCCAGAGCCACCTGAACCACCAGCAGAACCGCTTGCGTTTCCGCCGTTTCCTAAATAACCAGCACCTCCACCGCCTCTGCCGTTGTTGCTGCCATTTGCAGAACCACCCGTAAATCCGTTAGCGTTACCACCAGCACCACCAGTAGTACTAATACCACCACCACCAGCGCTTACTAATCCGTTGCCACCAGCAGCACTACCTCCGCCGTTAATACCACCACCTCCGCCACCTGCAAAAGCAGTACCACCGTTTCCTCCATTACTACCACCACTTGCGCCTGTTGCGCCAGTAAATGAAAGACCTCCAAAGAATCCAATTACTGAACCTCCGCCAGCACCACCAGAGCCAGAACCACCACCTCCACTACCACCACTACCAGAAGCAGCAGTTCCGCCAAGTGAAACACCACCCGCGTTACCTCCTGTATTAACTCCGCTTGTAACCCCAGCAGCGCCACCAGCAGCACTTAAATAACTATAAAGGGTGCTTCCCCCGTTACCACCATCACCACCGCCAGCACCAACAACACAAGTTGATGTTGCAGGTACCCATCCAGCAGCAAAACCACCGCCACCGCCACCGCTACCATTGCTACTTCTGCCACCGCCTCCTCCGCCAATGCATAGTGCATATACCCAGGTAACGCCTGTAGGTATGGTTACCGATGTGCCCGATGTAATTGTTTGTTGAAGAGTAAGTCCATACGGAACCCCAGTAGGAACTACATTTTGTACAAGATTACTTATATTTTTACCCATGATTATTCCTCATATCCATATACTTGAAACGAAACATTTGCGGTTGTTGAGCGAACCCATATATACGCTCCATTAGTTGCATCAGTTAACAATCCAGAGCGTTCTAATGTTGTACCAGAGCCAGCCAATACTGCACCAAATTCAACATATTCTGAGGTTGCAATACCTCCAGAGGTAGAAGAAGTTGATATAACAAAATCAACTGCTGCAGTTGCCGTGCTTCTATTTACTGCATTAATGGAAAAACTTAATACCTTTCCAGATGGAACTGTGTATATATTTGTCCAGGTATTTGCCGCAGGTGCAGACTTTCCTTGTAATCCACTTGCCATTTATTATCCTTTCTTATCCGTTAATTAGCCATAAAATAAACTCTGCCAACAGTTGGTCCACCAGCAGAACCGTCAGATGCAGAGGTAATTCTTCCGTAGGCATCTACGGTAAGAGTTGTTGATGTATAAGTAGCAGCAGTTACACCCGTTGTTACTAAATCTATTGTCGGGGCAGTAGCCGTACCGCCAACAGAAATTCTTGTTGTGCTTGCTGAGGTAACTGAAGTTACTGGCGTGGTTCCGCTTGATGCTGCGGTTATGCGACCTTGAGCATCAACAGTTAAACTTGTATATGTATATGAAGCAGGAGTTACTGCAGTATCAGCAAGGTTTAAAGTTACATCGCCAGATGTTCCTCCACCTGATAGACCAGTGCCAGCAGTTACTCCAGTAATATCTCCAGGGTTAGGAAGAATCCAAGACAGTCCGCTAGTTGTAGCAGAGTCATAACTTAAAACATACCCATTGGTAGATGGTGCTGTAAGTGCTACTGGTGTAGAGGCACCACTTGCAGATATTAAAGCACCCTTAGCAGTAAGGATTGATTTATCAATAAAGTTGGATGTATCTGGTGCAACATTGCCCCAAGATGAACCACTATAAACTTTCATGGCATTGGTTACTGAGTTAAAGTACAACGCTCCAGTTATTAATGGGTTGCCATCGTTATCCACTGTAGGGTCAGAAGTTTTACTACCTAAGTATCTATCATCAAATTGGTCATAACTTGCAGCAGCAGATGAAGCACTTGTTGCTGCTGAGTTAGCAGATGTTAAAGCGCTAGATGCTGAAGTTGCTGCACTTGATGCAGATGTAGCAGCAGCACTTGCACTTGTTGCAGATGATGTAGCAGATGTTTGTGCAGATGTTGCGCTTGTTGCAGCAGCAGATGCTGAGGCAGATGCATTAGATGCTTGTGCAATAGCAATAGATGCTGCGCTGTCTGCGCTTGTAGCACTTGTGGCTGCAGCAGTTGCGCTGTTAGCAGCAGATGTTGCAGAGGTTGCTGCAGCAGTAGCAGATGTTGATGCACTTGTAGCGCTTGTCGCAGCAGCCGTAGCAGAGGCAGCAGCGCTTGTGGCAGATGTTGCTGCTGCGGTAGCACTTGCTGCAGCAGAGGCTGCACTTGTAGCAGCAGCAGTGGCTGAACCAAGAATTGCATCTACATAATCTTTTGGAGTTGCAGATGATGAAACCATACCTGCGCTAGATAGACCAGTAATAACTGGTGAACCTGAAATTGTGGGGCTTGTTAAAGTTTTATTAGTTAATGTTTGGGTAAGGGTATCAAGAACAACATTACCTGAAGCATCAGGCAAAGTAATAGTTCTATCAGCCGTTGGGTCGGTTACTTGTAAGAAGGTTTCGTTTGCATCTGGAGTTGCACCTTCAAAGGTAATGCCAGTATCACCAACTTGTCCACCAGTAATAATTGGTGAAGTTAAAGTTTTGTTAGTAAGAGTCTGTGTTTTAGTTGTACCTACTACGCTACCATCACCAGAGGCTAAGCCGTGAACATGTGTTTGATTAGCAAGGTCAAGGATTGCTTGGTCTATATCATAACCACGAGCAGCAATATGTGTTTGCTCTTCACGAAAATCTCTACCTGAAACACCATGTCTTACGACAGCACCAGCAGAGTGGGCTACAGCCTGAGTGCTATCTTCACCACGAGTTACAGTAAGTGTTGTGCTGTTCGCAGCAGTAACCGTTAAGACTTCTTCTTTAGAAGTATCTGGGTCAACAACTAATGTAAACGGAACGGCTGGAAAACCGCTAACTGATGCGACAATAAAAGATGTGTTTGATGCACCTTGTGATTGTGCTGCTATAGATGATTGAAGCGAAGTTTCTACTGCGGTTGAGGAGAAATTCCGCTTGGGGGTACCTGGGTCGCCTGCTGCCATTGTTTACCTTATCTCTGATAGTGGGAACGAATTGGGTGTTGACGGCGTTGGTTGTCAGCCACTTCGTTTAAGCGTTGTTGATAAATGTTGTATAGGAATCTGGATGCATTTTGTCCAGAACCATTAGGTCTTACGCCATCTAAAATATCGGCTGCTGCAGATTGAGAGCCAAGGCGTGATGGGTCTAAGAAAGAAACCATACGAAATGCTGCGCCATAGATAACTACATCTTCTGAATATGATGGCATACCTGATACAGTTGCATACTCATCATTGTCATTAGTTAATAATGTTGGGCGTTTAGAATAAGAAACATGGACTGTTTGTCCAGGTGTAATCTCAGAATATATTGAAAGACTCTTACCGTTGCTAAATGCATCAGTGTCTGCAGTGCGGTCTAATTGCCAACCACGAGCAGGGAACCACTCTTTAGATGGACCAACTATTGAGTAAGTAACACTTAAAACATTTTCTACAGCAGAAGGTATTGAGTATGAATATTGTGATGCTATGTAATCAAAGTCATAAGAACCAAGAGCAAAGACCATAGGGTACATTGCATTGATAGTGTCATTAATTGCATTTTTAATTTCTTGCCGTGGGAATAATGGGCTTACTGTTACCTTAGCATTTGCGCTATGAGCAGCAACAACAGTACCACGCTGTCCTCTACCCCAAGGAGCAAGAGTTAATGTGTTTGCCACATTGTCCGTTGTATGAACAAACACAATTTCATCATCAACTTGTATGTATCCACGACCAATAACTGATGCATCGTGAACGGCTAAAGTAGTTGTAGTTGTCGTAGCGCTAGTAGTAAGCCATGAGGTTGGCTCAGTATTTTCTGTATATGCATGAAGTACAGACTCAACACGGTCCGCTAATTGAGTAAATGTACTCATATATTTATACTCCTTAAAGCATCTACGGCTGATAACCCAGAGGTTCCAGCAATCTCATTACATACAGCGTTTAAACCTTTGTAGTTATTTGGCTGTCTTGTGCTGCTTGCCTTGTAATTAAGGGCACCTAATAGAGCCAAGCCATCGGTACCAGCCCAGGTGTTAGCAGCCCCTACAAGGGCTTTATAGGCTGTTATAGCGGGATATGTACCACCATTGGCAAGACGGTTCATTTCGCTTGTTAGAGTGCTTCCTGCTATTCCTGTTGCCATTACTTACCCTTCTTCTTACTCATCCGTGCTACAGCAGCGTTGTCCACAAGGTTGGGATACTTCCGTCCCGCAGCCTTTGCACGAGCCTTGGCAGCAGCCTTCTGTGCAGGAGTCAGTTTTGTAGATGTACCCTTTGGATTCTTCTTGTCCCAAAATGCTTTACCTTTCACCATTTCACCTTATCTGCCCAATATGCTGCAGACATCTTTCCTTTAGATATATTTTTAGCATGACGAGCCTTAAATGATTTTTGTCTTGCAGTTGGTTGTCTATCACCAGTTACGCCTTGTTGACCAAAACGAATAGTTTTAACCTGGCTTCCTTCTTTGGCTACAACAACATGTGATTTGGTCGGATGACTTGGTGTGCGCTTTGGTTTATTAAAACCAGATACACCTGCTCTAGCGAGTCTTGAGTCTTTCTTGCTTGCCATATTCCCCATGCTTTCC